TTTTTGGGTAAATTGTAAAACCTCAAAAGGATCCCCGCCGAAAAAACCGCATCATCAAGCTGTTGTTCTCTGCGACCGTTGATTTTAACTTTCTTTGTGCTTTCCTTTCGCACATTGGCGATCTCCTTCTCGGTCAGCCCCTTAACCGTTATTGGAATCCCTTTAGACTTAATAAATACCGTTTTTTCAGGAGCGCTGTCATCCTCGGCTAAAAGTTTTGCAATAACTTCTTCCTCGGTCATTTCCATCGGTTCATCAACCGATTCATCATCTATCACTTCCAAATCCTCAACTTCCTTTTCAAATTTTTCGTAATTTTCCATGTTTCCTCCTATTGTTCGATATAGTCAAGCGACTTATGGCCATCCGCCGTAAATGTCGCATCAAACTTCACAAGTTCTCCATCTTGTACGCTTCTCCCGATTTTGTCCATCATGCAATTTAACAACATCACTCTTTCAAAACCGTAAGCTTCAGGATCTTCTAAAGTACAAAGAAGGTTGAATCGTTTAAATCCTCTTTTCAGGAAAGAGGAGTCTGTTACAAACCCGGTTACTTTACCTGTGATTTTCTTTAACCCCGCTTTATGACCGATATACTCCATACCGAAAGCCGATACTTCTTGTTTTTGGTTTTCAATTTCCCACTCATATCCGTCAGCTTCTCCAAGGACCGTCCCGTCAATAATTGCTTTTGCAAAATGCCCGTGAATCGGTCTTGAAGGATCTAGTTCTCTTGCCATAGTTTATTCCTCCTATCTGATTACACCTGTGCCGAAAAGTTTTTTCAGTACGTTGATGTATTTTGCGTCCCAACGATAGTAAAATTCATCGGAAGCCGCCATTGCTTGATTTCCTTCCGCAACTTGTCCGTCTTCCGCGGTTGTGTATCGTTCATCAGGTTTAATACTGTAGTCTTCGATGATTTCTCCTTCAACGAGCGTTTTAAAGTATGTTTCGATTGCCGCAAGAATAGACAACTGTCCGTTTCTCCCGTTTAGGACTTTTCCGACAAAGTATTTGTTTCCATGCGTGCTTAAATCCATATCAACCATATCGATAAAGCGGATTGCCCTTAGGTTGCCCCAAATTTCATTGTGTTCTGCGGAATAGATCTTATATGTGTTTACGTCATCTTCGATTTTGATGACATTATCTTCACTGACCATAACGATAACGCCTCCCCGAATGGAATCTTCGATTTCTTCGTGCGTCAATCTCGGGTAAACATCATCAAAAGGTGTATCAAACTTACATAAACATTGTTTTAAGTCAATGCCTTCTCCCGCCCCCATAATGTAAGCCGCCATTTCAGCCGGAGAATATTTCTCCCCATCCAATAAAGCTCCGGTTGCCACATAACACATTCCTTCTTCGTTCAATTTTGCGGCAGCGGCTAAAGAGGTTTGAAGGTTGTCTTGTGCTTTTGCCCCAGTGTAAACTCTGACCTTGTTTCCAAGCTTACGATTACGCTTCGTCCACGACCACAAAGAAGTAATCAAAGCCTCATCCGTTACACCGTCCAACGTCAGCCCGTCAACGGTGTAGCCTTCGATTACACTTAACGCCTTTAGATAATCCTCGTTGACGATGTTCGAATCTCCGCTATTTCCGCCTTCCAACGCTTCACTTACTACATTCGATAACGTAACCTCTTTGTCGGCTCCGACAACAGAGGCGTCTATCCATCTGTTATTCGGGTCGGCATTGATTTGTTTTACCATTTCCGACTTTTTACCGGACAGACCAAGTATGGAAAAAATTACCTTGTTATCCAACAGTAGAATGAGGTCAACGCCTTTCGCAATAACAGGATTTGCTTTTATGTTTATTTTGAAAGGTAAATCGGTCTCATATTTGGTTTCAAATTTAATTGCTTCTTCTTCTGCGGTCGTTTCAGGTTTCCCTTTTATTGTTTTTGTCGCTTTTTTCGCGTTGGAATCACCTAAACGATAGACCAACAATTCTTTCGGACCGCCAAGCAACGCTAAGCGACCTAAACGGTATGCGGTACCGCCTTTCCCCATTTTGTTTAACAAGTCAAGTTCCGGATTTGAACCGCCAATGCGTGTGATTTCTCCAATCGGGCCCCACTTGGATTTTGCAATCAAAGCCACAATTCCGTGTTTTCCCGGCTTTATTCTCGTAAGAGCCGCAGCTTTAAACCGATTGTATGTACCCGGTCTTATGGGCTTGTCCGTTTCGCTCCAATAACCTCTTGACATTATTTAACCTCCTTTTTCAAAAATGTTTTGATTTCCGTATTGAATTCATCAATGGATAATTCATTTTTTTTACAACTTAAAAGAGCTCCGATAGCTACATCTTCACTGTAGCCCGTGAGCTCTTTGCTGTGCTTGATTAAGTCTTCTTTGAGGTACAACTGTTCTTCTTTTTTGTTACTCATATAATCGTCCTCCTGTATTGATGATTTTATATTTTTTGTATTCATGTTTAATTAACCTTACATTGCTCAACTCCACAGTAATTTGTCCGGTTCCTAGAGGATCCGCATCTACATCTTCAGATACTTTTTCCACGAGCATAAAGCTTCGTTTTGTCTTATCCAGCGGAATTTTAAAAGCCATGATAATCTCATCTTCAATCGTTGACATCAACCTTTTTAAATTTTCCGACGATACAGCGTGCACACGAATTGTTTTTCGTGTTACGATACATATCAAAAGATGGCGAATCTACGCTTTCTTGTACCGTTCTGCATAAAACGGACGGGATTTGAAAATCCGTTGTCCATTGACCGGCGTAAGCTTTGATGTTCAATTTTTCAGATAAGAAATTCTTCAAAGCAATTTCCCAAGGTTCCACGTCCATTTGATGATAAAGCGTTACAAAAGATAACGAGATGCCTCTGAATATCGCTTGCCAATCTTCATCTTGTTCATCTGTACCGATTGTTCCTTTAACCTCCGCTGTAAATGATTCTCCCGTGTTCGGATTTACAATAGTTTTGTAATGCAATCCTTGAATTACTTTTTCTACTGCCCTATCCAACTCATCCAACTGTCCGATGTCATAATAAATCCATATTTCAGCGTTTCTTCCAAAGCTGTTTTTGTCGTTTTTATTGTCGGAACCTCTTACGATTACAGCATACGGTTTCGGCGTCTTCGGTGTCGGTACATAGGGATCATATACTTCTGTAAGTTCAGGAATCGCTGTTTTTAATGCAGTTCTTAGCGCATCTCTCAATTACCACACCTCCCACAACTTAAGCAGATTAGAACGAATCACGGGATAACACCCGTCAACTGTTCTTTTTAGTGCGGGATGTTCTCTTGTTCCTGGATGTTTAACATATTTCACAAACACAGCTTTTCCACCAGCCATAAATCGGAGTGCTTTTTTATTTTTCGGTCGTATAATATGGGGCGGTGTTCCTTCTTCAAGCCATTTTCCGTAATGTACACCATGTTTTACAGAAAAGCGATATATACGACGTGCGCCGATAGATGTTTTTAAGTCAACATGCAGAGAACGTCTTGCCGTTCCCGTTCTGTCTTTCCAGTCCGCAATTCCCGGCATTTTTGAGTATGCGTCCATCATATTTCGCATACTCTCCATTAGCCCGTCTGTGGCTTTGTATTTTCGCGTAAGCCAAGCCATAACATTTTTTTCAATCATGTCTCACGCTCCAATATAGCTTGAAATCCACACAATACACCCCGAACGACTTGCGGAAAAACATCATGGAAAATCATCCGTCCAAACGGACTGTCAAATGCGCTCCACTCAACCGTTGTATCTTCCAATCCGGCATCATATTTAGCCAACAACCCGTAATAATGCGATTGTTTTCGCACACCTTTATGTTCACTTGATAAATCGCTGGCGGAAGTTGCAGCAGGGAAAATGCGAACTTGAACATCCCCCCTGTGAATATCTTCAACGATTTGTTTTCCGCCTTGTTGCAATCTTCTCTTTCCGTTAATTTCAATGACCGTCGGATTTAATGCAATTGTCTTTTCAATATCCGCTTTTCTTTTCTCCGGAGTTACCATATTTCCACCCCCGGTATTTGTGGATTTACGCAAATCGCATGGGCGCGGTTTTTATTATCTCCACATGTACATCGCGCTTTAAATTTATCTGCAAGACCTAAGGCTAACGATAAATTATCCTTCATGGACGGTTCTTTGTATTCTTCAAGACCGACAGAATATCCTCCACCGCCCGAAGTATCCGCTTGTGTTGCTTTGATTGTCCACAGTTCGGAAATTGCACACCAAATACATCCCGCTTGATTTAAGACACTCTCCAATTCTTCATCAGAGAAAGTTTTCTTGTCTTTATCGTTGATATATAAGCGAACTTGGTTAAGATCGTATCCGTCCATAACGCTACCTACCTAGGAGAAAGAAATTTCCTGTACGTTTTCTTCCAATGCAGCGAAAACGCCACGAACGGTATACCATACGATTTGTTCGTCAATTAACCGTGAAATATCCGCACTGCCCGACTTGGTTGTCAGTTTTGCCTTTACGAGTTCCTTGAAACCCTGCTTCGGTCTGATTAAGTACGCCTTTCCTGCGGCAACACCCGGATATTCGTAAGTTTCATCTCCA